GGTAGATATCCTTGAGTTAGATATCCAAACACATCATCTTTAGCAACCTTCTCAAATCCTCCACCACTTTCACCAAACTTTTTATCAAAGGAAAAAGGTGAAGCTGATTTAATATCATAAACTTTATCATCAATAATAATATCGTATGTACCTTTCATGTCAAACCATTTTGTTTTGTACTTGACATTCTTTTGTACACCTTGTATATTAGCTTTGGTAGTTCTTAATAGCATTACCACAATAGCTTCTAAGATATCACCAAACAAAAACTTTAACTTATTATTATAATTTTCATATGACTGTATAGCATTACCACCGGAATATTTCTTTTCCATTTGTAATTGACATAGTGGTTTGCCAATACTAGACATTCTAATTCTAAACTCAGATTCCCTCTCTTGAGTAAATTGTTTTTCTACTGCTTGTTTGCAGTCTTTGAGAAACTGTTTAAGTATCTCTTTAGGTATTGCCACAGGCTTACGTTGGGCCTGTGACAATAAAGATTTTACTTCTTCTAAGAAAGTCAAGAGGTTATTTCATCCATGATTTCATCATCTAACACATCTTGCTCTGTGACGTGGCCTTTCTTAGCTTTGTTATGTTCTTCTTTGACATAGCTATTCTCTGCCTCCACATATTCTAAGAAACCTTTTAATGTTTCTTTATCTGAATCAGAAAACTTAACATCTTGATTACTATCTTTTATCTTAGCAACAAAGTATGTGACACTTCCTTTTGTATGCTTTTCTGTTCCATTAAAATCTAGGACAGTATTGTACATTATCTTATTACGTTTAGATAAGCTTTGAAGCATATTGCCTATGGGCATAAAGTTTACACCTCGTACTCTATATAATACAGGTTCGTTTGTCAAGATAATTTCTTCACCTTTTGAAGACTTACCTTTAACCGATACAACACCAAAGACATTTCGATAACAAGTAATCTTATCCTGTTCTATCTTAGCAACAGGGTCTAAGTTTTCTCTTTCTGCTTTGGGTACACTTCCACATGATTCAGTTCCATTGGTATCTATCTTAGAATCAGACCAACTTCTAAACATTACAGTCTTGTAATTATTCTGTTCGTTTTCCTCATCATATTTTTTATATTGAAATGTATTTAAGAAAGGTCTAAAAGAAACTTTCTCTGCATACACTGTGCCTTTGTCTGTGCCTTCTACTTTGTACAGACCTCGTTTGATAGCATTACCGTCACTATCTTCTGCTTCATAGTTAATAGATAACCTAGCTAAAGATGAACCACCCATGTCAGCATCTTGTCCGACCATGGCCATTATCTTATCGTTAGATAAATTATCTAAATTACTTAGTTCGTTTGACATATTTGTCTCCTTATATAAATATATTATATCACAAATCTGTGGATAAGTCAAGCCAATTCGTACCACTCTTGATTTCAAAATCAAGGGGGACATTTAAATCACAATCAAATCTTTCTTTCAGTGATTCTTTTATACCAGAAAACCCTTGATTTAAACAGTCAAGGACTTGTGAGTATTCTTCCGGATGAACATCGAGTATCACGGAATCATGGACTGTATTAATCAGTAAGGTTTTCATATTGTTTTCTTTCAATAGATTCCATACATTAATACAGGCTATAGGAACTATATCTGCCGTGGCAAAACCTTGGACAGGATAGTTTTTAACTGCAGTAGATTGGGTACTACTGCCGTCTTTTCTTCTATAGATATTAGGGAAGTAATATTCTCGACCACTCGGTAGTCTTACTATCTTAGATTTTATTGCAGTGTCTTCTAACTTCTTATGCCACTCTGCAATGTTCTCATACTTCTCTAAAAACTTTTGATAATATTCTTTCTCTTTTTTCTTACCCATCATCCCACCATAGAGAGGTTTAAATGTATGGGCTTTTGCGTCTTGCCTAGAACATCCAATAATATTAGCAGTGTATTGATGCACATCTACACCATTGGCAATATCTTCCATGCCTTGTTTATCTTGTGCTAGGAATACGGCAGTTCTAAATTCTAATTGTGCAAAGTCTACTTCTATAATCTTACCATTGTAGAATCTAGATGTAATCGCTTTCTTGATAGGAAACTTATCACCTCTTGGCATATTTTGGAAGTTAGGTTTAGAACTAGATAGTCTTCCTGTGGTAGTTATATGCTGATTAAAAGAGGGGTGAAGTATTCCGTCTTCTCTTGTATTGTCTTTGATACCCGTTATAAATGTATTAAGATAAGTTTCTACTGCACTATACCTCATAATACTATCTACAAATTCTTTTAATGTGCCTTCTGCAAACACAGATATCTTTTTTAATGTATCTTTATCTGTCTTAAATCCACCCTGTGATGCGTCATGGATTGTTCTTGGGGACCAACCAAACCCTGCCTTGGCTTCTGTTTCTAAGAATATCATACCCTCACCTTTACAATCAGAACACTTTGACATGTTCTTAAAAGGTGTTCCGTCTACCTTTGTATGTCTAACTAATCCTACACCATTACAAGTTTTACATTGTGTGGCCATTGTTTTGTATACAGTATCAGTATACTTATCGACATTGTGTTGGAACTCTCTATCAGTCATACGGGGTCTACGTTTAGGTCTTTTCGTTCTTTTGTCTATACCAATATTAAATAATTCTGCCCATTGTTTTTTATCCTGTACCTTTCTAGAATAAATAACCTTAGATAAATCCTCTGTTGATGATAGATTTATTTTAGTATCACCCATCATTTGACTGACGATTCTATCTATTTTATTTTTTAATTTGTAGTATTCTTCGTTTAATTCTTTCTCTACCACATCTAATTTTTCTAGGTCCACATGATTACCGTTCATTTCCATATCAATTAATACTTGTAGAAAATCATTCATCAAGTTTCTTGTGGGAATTAGATTAGCATTAGCATGATTATTAAATGCTTCTATCTGTGCTTCGTATAATTCTTTTGTTATCTTAACATCTTGTTTACCATACTCTTCTAACTTTGGTATAGGTATTTCATCTATATTATATCCTTCATTCATATAAGTAGATAGTATATCTGATTTTAAACTAATACCTCTACGTTTACAAGATTCTTTTAGTGATACTGATTTCTTCTCACCTCTATTGATAATATATTCCCCTAGCATTGTATCATATAGTTTACCTTGATAGGTAAATCCACATTGATATAACCATGACATATCGAATTTTAAATTGTGGCCAATAACTAATTCTGATTTATCTAATATGTCTTGCACTAATTTTTTATTATCAATCGCTATAGACTTTTCAAATAAATCTGAATGATGAAAGAAATAGTATTCGTCATTGATACCTACACTCACTAATCTATTATCGGGATTAAATGGGGAGGGGTCACCTTCTTTTGTAAAGGTAGTTTCTATATCCAATACTGTTATCATCTATATCCTTTCTGCGTATCGTGATATTGTGGGTCTAAGTATTACCTCAAACTCAGCATGGTCACCGGTTAGTTTGTTCTTTGATAGTGTCACAAATCGAACACAATCATCTAAATAATTTTCTATTTCATCCTCTTTACCTATACCTAAGATAACATCTGCTTCTGCTGATTTACCTGTCTTAGAATTTTCCATAACACTAAATGTAACTCTGGACCTACCCTGTGCTTCTGCTGAAGCTTGGGACATTCCAATCACTAAGATGTCGTGTCGCTTGGCTAATTCTCTGGCCTGTCTATATACTTCTCGTAGTTTCTCATGGGTAGCATTGTATTTACCACTAACATTTATCTTATCTAATTGGTCAATAATTAAAATATCTACATCATGAGTAGAGCAATACTCATCTAAATCATCTATTGTTTTATCTACACAGTCAAAGTTTTCTATGTAAGGACTGATAGAGGACCACTTTTGTTTTGCTAATTCTCTACTACCATTAAGAATATTACCTCGTTGTAATCCTGTGGAAGCATTGAGTAATCTCATCTGAGTTCTGATTGCCGGTTCTTCATTAGCAAATATAGAAACCTTTTTTTGTTGCCATGCAAAACCATGAGGGGAAGCAACAAGGCTAATCCAAAAAGCAGTCTTGCCTGTTTCTGGCCTTGCAAATATAATCATAAAGTTTCCACGACCAATACCATTGGTGGCTCTTTGTAGTGAGGGTAGATTAAATTTAAACTCCCCCTGTTCTTGTAAAGCTTCTACAATCTTATCCACATCTTTAGTTACAGCTTCGCTTTCTTCCTGTGTCTTGTCTTCATCCACATCAGCCATAAACTTTTCCACTTGTTTAAATGTACTACTACTTGGATTGTTCGATATATCTAAACATATTCTCGCTAGTTCATCTGCTTTTTTAATACGATACATAGACCTCAATGCAGTTTCTACCACATCATCACTCGGTGCTTCTTGCCTTTCTATGCTATCAATTAATTCATGAATACTTTTTTGAGAAGCATAACTCGTATTAGGAAAGTATGTATTGAAGTAAGCTAACTTTAAATCACTGAAGTTTATCTGATTGACATTAGGATTATCTCTATAAATAAATCCTATTGTTTTATATATCTCTCTTGCACCATTCTGAAATATGGATATATCTATTTCTGATTTTAACTTATCATATTTTTCTCTATTAAGTAAAGTTCTTAATATGTATAGTCGTAGGTTTCCATTTTCCATTCATCCCAACTTTCTAATATTTTAACTCCAATAGTCTTGCTTTCATTTCACATTTCTTTAATTCTAATGCAGTCAAATCTTTTGTATCACAATTAACTTTTGTTTTTTGGATAGGTTGTAATTTTTCTATTATTATTTTATTATCTTTTTTGTCCCTGTCAAATGCCATTGAACAAGAACTAATGAATAATAATAATATTAATTTATTCAACATAATCTTCTTCCTCTATTCTAACATACATTCTTTCAATGTCAAGTGAAATCCCAAATTCTTTTTGAAAAGATTCTGAAACTTTCTTTTTACATGTCTCGTCTATATCCGATACATTTCCGGCCACCTCTAATTCATAAGGTATCTCTACTGTTACTGTCATTAAGTGCTTTTTTCCAAACATATTATCCCTTTCTATGTGTATTTGTTTGTCTTAAAGTAGTCTTCGTATTGTTGTTTGACATGCTCGATGTGTTCTTGTTCTAACTCTATAGCATGTCTTTCTGCTGAACGTTTTGAATTAAATATTTTATCCCTTTCTTTTCTATATCTAGAATATTTACCTCTATATCCCCACTTCTGAGATACAAAACCCGGTACTATCACTCTATGCTTTTGTCTATTACTATTTCTTGGTATGAAAGATTCTACATTAATAAAACCGTTCTTGTAAATAGGCATGACATAAGGTTTAGAATCTATGGTTTCTTTTATGGTGTTAAGTTTATTTATTAACCTAACACCACTTCTAAGTCCCCTAAGTTCATTCTTTGTAGGTTTAGGGCTTTCTTTGTCAGAATAATTATCTTTGTTCTTAGCCCAAAAAGCTTTAGACTTATCACCATTCTTAAACCTACCCTTAATACTCTTTCTAGTATTGGCTTTTCTTTGATACTCAAAGTTATATATAAGGGGTTCTAATCTCATTATAAATATGGATTAGGTAAGTTTGATACTAAATATATTAGAAATGCAAACACAAGGGTTATTGATACCATTAATGCTATAAAGTCTCGCATATTTTATTACCCCATTCTTTTAGTTCTTCTACACTTAACCATTTCAAATCTTTGTCTATCATCTTTATCTGTGTAGGAATAACATGCGATAAACAATCACGTAACTTAAAACTTTTTTCTGTGGCATCCCTGTCTAAACAAACAAAGGCCCTGTCTATTCTATCCACAATAGGTGACACAAAATTATTGGGTATACTTGTACCCATAAGGGCAATCCCTGTGAATCCGGCAAGTGCCACCTTACATGCTGAAATACAATCTTCAACTATAAATCCTATATACTTATTGGTCCCCACGATAAACGGAACAGGGGGTGTGCCATACTTATACCACTTAGGTGCAGTATCAGAGTGGAGTAAGGCTCTACCTACTGCACCCACCACCATGCCGTTGTCTTCCACCAAAAATACTAACCTACTTTGTTTTACATCGTACATTAGTCTTGCTTCAGTATCTGTGATACCAAAACTCTCTAGGTATTCCCTCGCTTTATTGTTTCCAAATACAGTCACAAAATGATTAGGTATGACAAACTCTTTAGAAGGTTCAGTTTTAGAGGGATTTAGGAATTTGTCCAAGTCTTCTGCTCGAAGTTCAGAATCTGTCATACCTTTAGCCGTGCAATTAGCATGAAAACAATTCCACACCAATCTTCCATTCTCATGTCTTACAGATAGAGTATTTCTATTTAAACAAAACACACAGTCCCCACGATAGGATTGACCAAGTCCTATATTGAGCTCTTGAATTTTATTTAATTGATATCTGTAATCCATACTTAATAGTATACACTAATTAAAAATAATGTCAAGAAAAAAATTTATATTGACAAATTGAAAAAAATATGTTAACATATAATTGTCTACGGGGGACATATATACCTGTGGAAACCTACTCATCTTTCATTGTCTTTGTAGGTTCTGCAGTTAAGATAACTCTATCAAAATCTGTATCATAAACACTAGAGGTTAAACCTTCTATTAGGTATAACTCTTGAGCCTCTAATTCATTGTTTGCTCTAACATAATATTTTCTTGTTCTTGTTTCTTTGACTATGACTGTCCACATCTTAGGCATATCTATAATTTTTGTCATTCTTTTCATACTCCCTTACTGCTTCACTAACATCACCATAAAAGAAATCCTCATACATGATATTTACTTCTTCATCTGTTAGTTCCGGATATAACATATCCATTTCTTCTTCGTCTTCTAGCCATTCACCATGGCCCTCACAGATACTACACTCTTCTATTTCATCGTATCTATCACCCCATTGTATGTAGCCTTTACCTTCACACTCGGGACATTTAACTATCTTTTTCATCTTCTTTTTCCTTTCTTTCATGATAACATTCTACCATACTTTTACAGTTAGGGCAAGTTAATATTGTTAATAATTTAAAATATTCGTTTTCATCATTTATATCATA